ATGCCGACTTCTATCCGGACAACTTCGGAAAGTTGGATGAAAGTAGAATGGTCGTCAATGATTCTCTCTACTTTGTTGCCGGTCCTGATTCAGCCTCGATCTCAACTGAGGCTTATGTTACTTGCAGAATCAAGTGCCGCATCGTGAAACTCACCACCAAAGACTGGATGGCGATTGCGATCCAGAGCACGGCTAGTGACAATTGAGGTGGGCTAATGCCCAACTACTGTCCAAATTGTGGGGAATCCCTAGGCTCTAAGGGGACCACCAAGGGCGAGGAACGCAAGACAGCCAGGAGAGCCTACGAGAAACCCAAGGCGAAGCGCAAGGCGAGCGCGTACAACAAGCGCTACGCCAGGGAATACCGCCGTCTGAAGAAGAAACATCCACGCACATCCTTCGCCGCCCTGGCGAAGAAGGCTCACAAGGCAGCGAGGAGGAAGAAGTAATGGCCAAAGAGAAAGAACCCAAAGAGCGTTTGCTCCGTAAACTCATTCCCCATGCTAGAGTTATTGTTGATGAGGATGAGTTTGTCTTAGATACCGGTGGAGGGAGTGGATGGGATCTGCTTACTGCTGAAGATAGTCTAGGCAATCCTACTTCTTGGGCCATTTGGCGAGGATATTTCGATCTCTCTGGCATCGTAGAACAACAAGAGACACTCTTCACTGTTGGACCGGTGTTCCAGGAAGCCTGTGATTGGGATTATGTAACGAGTAAGGCTACAGGGGCCCTACAGGTTTGGGATATGATAACTCAAGAGTACATCACAGACGCAACCTTCAATGGAGTATTCGCTGGATCTGGAATGTGGGTCGCTCCGGGTATGATGGGGGGAAGCGTTCTCCCCACTGGCGCTCCATATGATTTGCAAGATATCCATTACGGGAATGCACGCTCAATGAGTTATGGCCCAATGACCGCTCTGGGTACATCTCCCTTTCATCCAATTCTTCACCGTTCGGTTAGTTGGGGAGTCGGCTCATCTACAGCAGGTCAGAAATTGTACATCACCAGGGCGATCCATATTGATAGTGCATTGTCACCGGTACCATCGGGGCCGGGCGTCCAAAATGATATCGGGGTTCCACCGACTGCCGTTGTAGTGCCTACCCTCATCCTCAAGGAACCCGACCTTCACTACATCGAGCGCCTGCGCCGATCCTACGTCGTTCAACCCACGGTGGATTGAATGGCGTTGTTTGGGAAGATAAGTATCCTCACACCCATCAAGTGGGGAATCACTTGGGGCATCACTCATCCTTGGCACACCTTCGGTGGTTATCTCCTTCTCAGGAATCCCTACACCAGGGGTTGGGCAATCGACCATCTAATCCTATTCGGTCGAGGTGCCATAGCAGGCGCACGTGGTAGTTCTGCCAGTACATTCGCTCGACTAATTGTCCCTGCTGCGGCAGGAATATCCGCTCGGGTTGCACCCATAGCAACTAGGATCGGAGTGGGTGCCACCATAGCAGCACCCGTCGTAGCTGTTGCAGCAGCAGCAGTCGTAGTTGCAGGGGTTCATACAGCAGCACTTCAAAAGGCGGAACTCATCGGTCCCAAGGCTATGACAGTCGAGATTCCCTTTTGGTATGGATTAGGAAAAGTCCAAATCAATCCATACATGATTGGTTGGGGCACGGTAGTCTAGGACTTTTGTGTGTACTCGTTCAGGGATTGCTGTTCCCTGGGCACGCGTACTGAATTCCCGCACTCTGGGCAATACCAGGTGCGCCGCTCCAGACTGAAGATCATCTTGGTATCGCATGTTTGAAGGTGGGCCTGATTTTCTTTGTATACAGAGTCCATACAGATCGTCATTCAATCAGCCTCTTCACTAAGACAAGCACAAACCCAAAAAGCGCCTTCGTTTTCCCAAATCAACATTTGGTTGCAAACCTCACACTTCATTCAATCCCCAACTCCTTGTTGATGTCCTCGATGGTTTCGGGCTTCTGGAGCTGTTCAATCGTCTTGGCTGAGGTCTCTAGCCTCGACGTTAGAGCAAGGATTGCCTCCTTTGCTGTGATATATCCCAAATCCCCAAGCACTCCTTCCCCTTTCATGTGGAAATTAAGGTCTCTTGTCTCAATCAACTCACTCAATACTCGGCTCCTGGACCCTCTGGGGATCTGTTCGTACGCACTGTACGCCCTGTCCGTCAGGTTCAAACTCACTACTGGCATGAAACGGCGACTATGTCTTTAGTTATTAATCCTATGAATGGTGAAGCAAAAAAAAGTTAACTACATAACGTAAGGCTCTTTTCGCTACGCTCATGGCACGTTGCCTGTCCGCAGGAGCAACGGGTTAGTGCTTTTATGCAGTGGGATGAGCGTTCGGATCGAGAAGATAGGGCGCAGAATGGACCCAAGGGCCCATTTCCGCCCGAATCTATAGATTATAAACCGCAGTCACCCGCGTACGCGCATGGCAACGAGTAAGACCGGATCGTTCTGGCTCACCGAAGTATTGACACTCCCCGCGGCTATGGGGACGGGAACCCGAGTACAGGGTACCCTGGATCTAGGCGCGTATGTGGATGTTGGCGACCAACAAGCCATCGCCATTGAACAAGTAGATTTTATTCATCAAGTCGGTACTGATTTCGGAAGCAACGTAGACGGGATGCTCAATGGGAATGGGGCTATCACTTCACAGCTCACGGATCTGAATCCGGGGACAGTATTGGTTAGAGCAGATGATAACTCTCTGATTGCATCCAGCGGACTCAACATCGACATCACAAACAATATCGCAACTCGTGATGCCGACTTCTATCCGGACAACTTCGGAAAGTTGGATGAAAGTAGAATGGTCGTCAATGATTCTCTCTACTTTGTTGCCGGTCCTGATTCAGCCTCGATCTCAACTGAGGCTTATGTTACTTGCAGAATCAAGTGCCGCATCG